GACGTTTCCGACTCCAGGACCCGGTTGCGCTCGATCGTCGCTTCCTTCAGCGCGATCTCCGCGTCCCGCTGGGACAGCCGGGCATTCGTCAACTGGTTGTTCAGGTCCAGCAGTTCCTGCTCGGCCTGCTTCCGCGCCGCCGTCAGGTCTTCCTGGGCACGCCGAGCGTCACGCTGAGCGTCCGCGAGGGACCGCTCAGCGTCCTGCACCGCACGCGCCGCCTGCCGGTTCCGCTCCGCAGCCTGCACCACCGCATCCGCGGCAGCCTGCTTCGCCTGCTTGACCGCCTGCTGGGCCTGCGCGATCTGCCGGGCCCCATTGCGCTCCGCCGTCGCCAAAGCCTGCTGCGCCCCGGCCATCTGCAAGGCCTTCGACGCGCCCTGCGACGACGCCTGCCCACCCCGATACGTCGCGTTCGCCGCCGCATCCTGGGCGGCCTTCTGCGCCTGCAACGCCGACGCGATGCCCTTGAACGCCGGGGCTGCCACCAGGGCGATCGACCCGATGCCGGCGCCCGCTGCCGTGGCCGCCGCAGCGATCGCACCCAGGCCGGCCGCGACCACAGGCAGGGCCGGAATGATCGCCGGGCCGAACGCGATAGCCGCCGTCGCCAATGCCCCGAACGACGACACTGCCGAGCTGGTGTCGACGTCGACGCGGGCCGTCTGCCCGTCCAGGCGGTCCACCTGCGCCTGGATAGCTGCCAGCGTCGATGCTGCGTTCGCGGCATCCACGCGCACCGCGACGTCCGCGTCCGATGCCGACAGTCGCTGCAACCGGGCCTGGATCTGGTTGATCGCGGCGACCGCCTGCGCGGAGGAGATATCGATGCCGATCCGGGCATCCTGGATCGCCCGAATCTGGTTACGGATCTGGTAAATCTCCCGCTGCGCATCCGTGCTGTTGGCGTGCAGCCGCACCTCAGGCAGATTCCTGAGCGCCGCCTCCAACGTCCGCCGCAACGACTGCGCGAACGTGCTGCCCGTCGACTGTCCCTGACGGGCAGCAGGAGCCTGAGCCGTCCGCCCGCCGGCCGTCACACCGTTGCGGATCGCTGCAGCCACCTGCGAGGAGATGTGCCGGCCGATGACGCGGCCCATCTCCTCGCCAACCTCGTCCGCCGCGGGGACGAGTTGCCGCTGCATGCGCTGGCGGATGCCCTGCGCGTTGGGCAGAACATCAACTTCGACCGAGCCGACGGAGATAGCGGGCACCGGGAGCCTCCTCCCAGCGCCCCTACGTGGCGCCCCCGTTCAGCAGTTGGAAGAGTTGCTCTGCGCTGTTCTCGGTGAGCTGCGCCCGCGTCTTCTTCGGCCCTGCACCAGGGCGGCGCATCGGTTCCGGCGGGTCCGGCCACTTCGACTTCTTCTCGGTGTTCACGCAGGTCAGCACATACTGGATGTAGCCGAGCCGGTCATACACGGCCGCCAGAAGCTGCTCCTGCTGAGACCAGCGGCCTTTCTCCGGCTCGCCCTTGTCCGCCTGCGCCGCCAGCTCCTCCGGACTCATCGCGTTCCGCAGAGCCGTCCAGGTCGCCGACTCCGGAGGCAGGTACTCGATCAGCACACGCAGGCGCCGAGCGGTCATCTCGCCCCGATAGAACGCGTCGATCTGGTCCTCGCTGCGCGGGTAGTAGCGGGCGAGGTCGGCCTCTACCGCCTCCGCGTGCGCCTCGACGACGGAGCGGGTCCACCGGATTTCCCCAGGCTCTCACCGGCCCGCACCACGGCGTCATTGATGAGATCGCCGACCTCGTCGTTCGTCGGGTCCAACTCAACGAAAAGCTCGTAGTCGTCCGGGTGCAGCACGATCTCCATGAAGGCACTGACCTGGCCCTCGTTCAGCAGTCGCTGCCACGACTGCCGCCACGCACCGGGCGGGATCATGCGAACTTCCTCGCCACAGAGCAGCCCCGTGACGTGCTTGCTGACGGCCTCGATCTCCTGGGCCTCCGCTTCGGAGACGTCCGGCTCATCGAAGTTCTCCTCGGCCTCCGACGCGCGGGTCGCGGCCGGGCGGGATGCCGCTCGTGCCGCGGTCCGCGGCTTCCTGCTCGTGCTGGTGGTACGCGTGTTAGCCACGGCGCGGGCTCCTTCATCTCACGGCGCGGGCAAAGGGGAAGAGGTGGGCGGGCCGGGCCCGCGCCGACGGTTGACGGCCCACCCACCCGTCTCAGGACCCGGTGTACGCCGCGGTCGCGGGCACCCGGTCGAAGTGGTAGACGGTGTTCCCGGCCTCGTCCGGGTAGGCGGTGATCGTCCACTCGAAGCCGGCGATCTCGTCCTGCTTGTGGGTGACGTCGGAGCGCTCGGTGATCTCGCCTTCGGGGACGTAGAAGCCGCGCTGGAAGTTGTCGCCGTCGAGGACGACGAACCAGAACGCCCTGCGGTCCGGCACCGGGGACGCGGTCTCCGCGAACGTCGTCAGCCCGGACGACGGCGCCAGGTCGGCGACGTCGAGGCGGTACTGCAGGGACTGCACGGTCGTGCGGCCGACCTCCCACACCGTCAGCCCGAACGTGCGCAGCGACTGCGTGATGGTGGTGCGGATCGGCGCCGTGAAGCCCCACGGCGTGAAGGACTGGCTGTCCTCCTCGAACCCCTGCACCAGGCCGTCGTCGGAAATGGCGCCCAGCGGCGCCCACGGCGCCAGCGGCTGAACAGCCGGATCGCCGGGGGACGTCGTACCGAGCGGCGCCACCCAGCCCCCGCCATTGGCTCCGACTTCCAGAAGGTCCGCGGCGCGGGTGATGTTGACCATCGTTGTCTCCAGACATGCGTGAAGCCCGCGCACGGGCGGGAACTGTGGGTCCGGCGCGGGCCCTCGACCGGTCAGGAGACCGGGTGACAGAAGATCTCGTAGGTCGCCCCGACGCGGCGGAGCGCCGTGTTCTCGTAGGGGCGCACCGCGGGCAGCGTGATAGCGCCCGTCCGGCCGATGACCAGGCTGGACGTTGAGGATCCACGTAGCTCGCGGGTCACCCAGTCATGGACATCGCGGGCCAGCGTGATGGCGTCCGCGCGGGTGGCCGCGTAGATGTCGACGTCGACGAGCATGCGGGCCAGGCGAATCCCGTCATCTTCACCGCCGGGGATCTGGTTGATCTGGACCGTCGGCAGTTCGTTGAGCAGGTTGTTGTCGAGTTCGTCCCGAACCACCACGTCAGGGAAACGCGCCTGGCCGCGTGTGATGAGCTCCAACTCGATATCGACGATGGCGGTCACTGGTTCCGCCCGCCGATCTGCGCGGCCCGCAGCAGCACGTGGTGGGCGGGCACCTTCTCCGTGCCGTACTCCACCCAGCGCGCGTAGTAGGCGGTGTTACGGACATAGGCCACGGCACGGTCCCGGCGACGGCCGCCGCGTGAGGTGCTGTCCGTCTCCCAGGACCCCTTGTAGTGGCCAGGGTGCGGGCTCCTCTGGTCGACAGGCGAGATCGCCACAGCGACGCTCTTGATGACCTCGGCGCGGCGCTCCATTTCCGCCTTCATGCCAGGCATCTGCAGCATCTGCCGCACACCCTTGCGCTTCATCTTGAACCGTGCAGGCATAACCCCTCCCCTCGGTCAGCCAGTGACACGGTCTGCGGCGAACTGAATCGGGCCACGGGTACCTGTGAACGGTGAGCGGCCCCAGTCGCCGGGCTCACCCGTGATCTCGCAGGTGATCCCGCGGACCACCGCGCGATCCGTGGTCCGCAGCGGCTTGCCCGCTGGGGCGTACACGGTCCAGCCGACGATGACGGTGTCGCGGTCCTGCTGCTGCGAGCCGCCCACCTGGGGTGACTCCGCGCGCGGCGTCACCACGCACCCTTCAAGGTCGAACGACTCATCCGGGCCGGGCAACGGCTGACCGCGCGGGCCGCGCCCAGGAGACTCGCCAGTACGCAGGATCCGCACCGTCTCACCGAACGGGTACGGGGCAGGCATCAGGGATACCCCCAGCCCGCCTCGTAGTCCTCCGCCCACCCCGTCAGATCATCGATCGGCCACGTAGGCGACGGATCCGCAGTTCCCGGCGTCGGATCCACCGTGAACGCACCGCCACGGCCGGCCAGCGACTTCAACGCCGACTTGTCGGACTTCGTCAAGTACAGGCCGCCCGAGCCCTGCGGGCGCTGAACCGACATCGGGCCGATCGTCTCGTAGGACACCTGCTGCGGATTCACGTAGGCACGACCCGCCACCGACAGCACCACCGCCTCCGCCCCCTCCGGGAGCGGCGTCACGATGGTCTGGCACAGAGAAACCGCGGAGGTGATGAGCAGGTCCGCGCGGTCGCCGTCGATCTCCTCCAGCCCCAGGTAGAGGCCGAGCTGCGCGGCGGTTGGAGGGGTGAACGCCACAACGCCTCCTAACGGGCCAGTGCCTCCACGGCATCGCACCAAGCGGCAAGGTCAGCGGCCGGATCCAGCTCAGCGGACCGCGCCTTCGCCCTCTTCGACGCCAGCCGGTACTCCGCCGGCGCCTTCAGCTTCCGCAGCACCGCCTCATAGCCGGCCACGTCATGGCGGTCCACGAAGATCCCCGCCTCGCCGAGGCTTTCGCACAGCCCCGGAGTGGGGTGGGCAACCACGGGGATCCCGGAGGCGAGAGCTTCAACCCCGGCGCGCCCCCACGACTCGTAGGAGGACGGCATGAGCAGCACGCGGGTGCGGGCATACACCCGCTCCCGCATGTCCTCACCCCGAACGTGGTCGACGATCTCCACGTTGGGCAGGTCGGGGAGAATCTGTTCGCCGTAGGCGCCCTTCACGGCAATGAACTGCTGATCCGGCATCCGGCGGGCCAGCGCGTCGAGCACCTTGCCGCCCTTCTCCGGGTTGCAGTTGATCAGCGTGATGGCCTTGCCGGGCTTCGTCGCATACTCGTCGGCGAACACCGGCGGACGCACGATCAGACTGCCCGCGGGCCGGATGGCCTTCGGGTACTCGGCGAAGAACAGCTCCGCCTCCCGATCCATCCACTGCGAGTTGTAGACGGCCAGTGACGTCCCACCGGCTGCCGCGTCCCGGAACGTCGGGCGGTGCGTGTTGTGACACAGCACCACCAGCGGCTTGCCGTACCCGCGGGCCAGGCTCGCGGTCGGCGGAACCGTCTCCAGATGCGCCAGCAGCACATCCGCCCGCCGGACCGCGGTCGGGAAGTCCAGGCGGGACTCCAGCGGCACCACGCGGATGCCCCTGTAGTCGTACTCCTTGCTGGCCTTGCCGTAGCGGGACAGCCACACGGACACGTCGTGCCCGCGCTCCACCAGCGGCCGGAGCATCGACACCAGCATGTGCTCCGCTCCGGCGTTGTGCTCCGGTGGCATGGCGTGCACGCGGGCCACGATCTGCAGGGGCTTGGCTGCCCCGCCCGGCGCGGAAGCCGGGACAGCCCCACCCATCAGGACCCGCTCGGCGTGCCGGTGAACTTCACGAACGCGTCCACGTCACCGAGAACGAACCCGTAGTACGCCTCGGCGAGAATCAGGACGAGGTTCTCCTGGAACGCGGAGTGCACGCCGCCCTCCTCGTCCACGTAGGTCGCCTGGTCGGAGATCCGCACCGTGATGTCCATGCCCACGCCGTAGGCCGCCTGGGACCAGTCGCCTCCGATCGCCCGCAGACCGGTGTCGGTGCTCGTCGACTGCCGGCGCTGCTTGCCCGACACGCTCCGCGAGTAGGCGAGCGGCTCGCCGATCAGCGTTCCCGCCGCCGCCATGTTCGTGCCCGGCGTCTGCGTGTCCACCAGGATCGGTCGGCCCGTCGTGTCCGTGGCCAGCAGCAGCGACGGCTTCAGCCGGTGGTCGGCGACCGTGCCGGTGTAGTCCCAGTCGGAGTCGACGACCTCGGCCATGCCGTTGACGAAGTCGGCCCAGATGCCGCCCTGCGCCTGCGTGGCCGTGCCGAGCGCCACCGAGTTGGTGGTGGCCGCCAGGTACTCGGTGAACGGGTCCGTGGCGCCCTTCATGGTCTTGCCGTGGATCGTGGCGTGGTCGAAGGCCCGGGCGAACGCGGTGGGCAGATCCTTCTGCAGCTGGTCGTACAGGCCGCCCGCGTTGGTCTTCGCGACCTCCATCGCGACCGGGATCAGCACCGCGACCTTCTTGGCCTGCATCTGCTTCACGTCGACGCCGCCCGTGGAGAGCGGCTTCTTCGCCGCCTGACCCACCCAGTCGGCGACCGGCACGTCCATCGGGATCGGCACCGACGTCGTCGCGTCAAGGGCGAGCGGCGCCGGCCGGGCCAGCTGCATGACCGCGCTCGCTTCGACGGACTTCTCGAAGATCGGCGCGGTGATCGTGCGCGGCAGAAGCGCGCCATCCACATTCGACAGTGTCAGAGGGGCGGTAACCGCCATGATGATCTCTTCTCCCGAAGCTACGTGAGCTTCGAACTCAGCCACCCGGCGAACTCATCGCGCGGGCTGGGGGCCTGCTTCTTGTTGGCGCCGGACGCCTGTGTGCGATCCGGCGCAGGTCGCCGCGGGCCCTCCTGGGGCTGAGCCGTCTTGGCCCAGTGCGGCTTGCGCTCCAACAGCGCCTGGAGATCCGCCTCAATGGCGGCCTCGTCGATGTCGCCCGAGTCGTCGTCGATGTACGAGCCGAGATCCAGCGACGTCACGGCGTCCTCGGGGTCCGTGAACGCCGCCCGCTCTCCGACGGCCGCGCCGGCCAGGGCCTGCACGCGCGCCTCGACGAGACGCTTGCGGGTGTTGGCGATCTGCTCGGTCGCGGCGGCGAGCTGGTCGTTGAGACGTTCGGACTCCGTCTTCTCGGCGTCCTTGATGCGCTGCAGCTCTGCGGCCTTCGGCTCCAGCTCCTTCAGACGCTTACGGAGGTTCGCGGCCTCCGAGTTCGCCTTCCGGATCTTCGCCTCAGCCTGCTTCCGGTCGAACGGCTTCTCCTCGCCGCCAGACTCCGCCTCCTGGGCGTCCTCCGCGGCCTCACTTGTGCCGTTCCCCTCGATCCCCGTCTCCTCGACGGTCCCCTAACGTGGCCCTTTTTGACGAAAAAATGGCCCTGCAGCTACCAGCAATGGAATACCGCTTCCTTGGGAAAACAGGACTCAAAGTCTCGGTCATTGGACTCGGCAGCTGGCTCACATACGGTGGCCA